ACTATTGTTTACAACATTTGTCTGAAGAGGTGAAAGCACAACTACACAATCTTTACGCATTTCAGCGATATTATTGATAAGATGAATTGCTCTTGTTGATGTTGACGCACCACCAAGAATTAGTGCAACATCTGTTTTTTCGGCATCTTTATAAAGATTGTATGCGTTGATATAATCTGTTTCTCTTGGAGTGGCACCATCGCGGCCTTTACCGAGTGTAGTATTTTTTGGTGTTGATTGAGTACCAGCACCAAAATTTAGAGCAGAAGTAAGTTTGCTTCCAGCATTTGAAATTCCAGTTGGATGTGCTGCCCACCAAATCCAATTTGAATTTCTATTAATATAATCTTTATAGTAAATATTTGTCCCGTTTTCAGAATGTGCTGTTGATGATTTTGATAGTGCAGGGAATCTCTCTATAACCGTATTTGCTGTTCCTGAAATTCCTCCGGAACGATCCACAACAACAACATGCATTTCATCATTTGATGAATTATATCGAGAGGCTTCTTGTGAAGTTCCTGGAGCAGAATCAAAATAATTGTAGAATTCCCAACGACGAGTTGTTGTTACACCACCTGCTGGAGAACTATTTCCAACATACTTTGATTGAAGAACAAGAGTATTTGCATCTGTAATAGAAGCAACCTTAACTTCAATCTTATCTGGCCCAGCGAGAAGAATATCACCAACAGTTATTTGACTAGTGAATGCTGTTGCTCCAATACCTTGGACTGTCGTTGAATTGTTTGAGAATACAAGAGTTCCGCTTAGAGTTGACTCGTAAGCATTTGCTGTTGGACAAACAGAAACTCTTAACGCATTTCCTACTGCGCCTGGATATTTCGCTACCCAACCACCAACACCAGAAATTCCCTGAGAATAATTTGCATTATAATCATCTTCGTTCTTAATGATTGTGTTAGTGCCGTTGCTTGAATTTCCGTGAGCATTTCTTGCTACAAGCGTGTCTGTGGCAAGAGTTGCTGTATTTGAACTACGAACAACACGAGAAACATATAGAGAGTTTCCATAAGCAAGGAAGTTCGCTGCGGTAAAAAAGTCTGAAGCGGTATTAGAATTTGGCGTTCTAAAGTTGCGAACTAGAGTATCTTCCGAATCAACAAGAACACGAATGCCGGTAGGACCCCAAGAAAAGTGTCCTGCGAATGCGCCAGTTGTTGTGCTAACTGCCGGAATGATTGTAGTAAGATCGATCTCACTAACATTTACGCCGGGAGAGATTTGAAATGCCATAGGACTATTCTCCTTTATTTAATATTCATTAAGCGATTTTGGCGCTTTGGGTCTTAGTATTCGTTTTTATTTATAAAAATGTGAATTTCTCTAAAAATGCGATGCTGTCCTATCGTATTGTTCTATGGATTGTGGTCCTTCTTCTTGGCCATCATCCATAAAACCGACAGGAATCATATTTTCATTGACTTCTAATTGCGCCTCGTTAGCCAAATGCTTTCTAACATCGTTATTTGCCAGGTCTTTAAAGTAACTTTGATTTACAAGCCAGCCAAATAATACCAATGTCATTACCAAATCATCATGATTTCCCTCTTCCGCCTGATAAGTTCCATTCTTTTCCGAAAATGTGGAAAACTCATTAATAGTATCGTAGTCCTGGACTATAAGTCGATCATGTTCTATAAGAGTTTTTAGATTCGCGCAACCAATTCTTTTAGTCTGTTTTGTCGTTTTTACACCTAAAGCCTGTCTTTGTTGACCAAATCCTCCACCCATTCGCATATTCTTATTCTTTACAATCGTCGTAATAACGTTTTCATATTCATAATCTGCCCATAAAGATTGAACCACTTGCTGGCCAACGGAATTGATTTCTACCAGAACATAAGCATTATTATAAGATCGGGCGCATTTGTATATTATCTCAGGAAATAATAAAACAGGAATTTCATTGGATCTATATTTTGCTACTTGTTTATATGGAAGTTGTGTTACATCAATAACAGATATAGCCGAACTGTCTCCACCAACTCCTTCGGCCGTATCTGCGGTCATGATATAAGTATGATTTTTTTGTGGCAATTCATAAACGTCCAGACCAATCTGATCTTTTTGTGGATTTATAAATGCCAGACTTCTAAGTTTGACGGGATGAATAAGTGTCGCAGTAGAGCCTAGGAACTCAGTTTCAAACTCTTGTCGGAATTGTGCTTCGCTTGTATTGCGAATCGTCTGTTCTTTCCATTTTTCATCTCTACCAGGAACATCGCTCCAATGAACTTCAATAGGCACATATTCACTTCGTTTTTCAATAGCGTCGATCCATAGTTTATAAAAATGATTTAGTCCGTTTGGAGTAGAGACAATAATAACCTGTGTAGTTTTACCAGACGAAATAGTAGGATAAACTGACGCAAAGAATTGGTCTGCGAGATTTCTTTGAACGAACGCAAATTCGTCAAGAAAGATAAGATTATAAGAACCACCACGAATCGCGCTGGATGAGGTTGCCGCAGCAACTACTTTTGATCCATTTTCAAGTTCAATGTTTCCTTTATTCCATACAACAACGCCTTGCTGAATCCATTTTGGAAGATATTCATAAGCAAGTTGAAGTTTAGCGAGCAAATCTCTGGCCAGTGCGCCTTTGTTTGCCAAAATAGCAACATTTTGATTATCGTGAAACAAAATACGCCAAAGAATATATGAAATAGATGTTGTAGATTTACCAGTCTGTCGAGGCAATTTACATATTGTAAATCTATTCTCAGCGAATGTATTAAGCATACGAGCCTGAAAGTCCCACATATTAAATGGAACAAGACCCTGATCTACGTTTACGATCTTAACATAAGTTCTTGCGAAATATTCTGGATCTTTCGCACATTTGATATATTCTTTTACTTCATCTTCAGTAAAAGATATATTGACGCCAGCGCGTTTTAGATTAGGATTATTAAGATAAAACTCGTTACTCATTGCGTTTGTTTATTAATGCTTGAAGTTCTGACGTTGAGCCTACAAATACGGCATTAGTTACATTTTTTGCTTCTGATTTTCTATCGTCAGACTTTTGTAAATCTTTACGTTTCTTTTGAAGTTCAAGCAAATCTTTATTAGCGTCTGTTAATGTCTTTATAAGTTGTCCAACAACCTCAAATGCGCGAGGATGTTCTGATGCTTTTGCCAAATGAAGCAATTCGTCTAAAGCATGTTCTCCTTTACTTATAATACTGTGTAAATTCGTTCTTGCCAGATTAAAATCATTTTCAATATTTGGATCAATATTGATTTGATTTTCTTCTTTTGGAACAATAGAAGATGCCGCTTCTGGCAGATTTAGAGCCGCTTCCATAGCGTTTTCAAATTTCGTTTTTTCATTCATAATATAATATCCTTACTTTAACGGCTCATCATTGCCAGTTTTTGGATTATATTTCTTTCCATCTAGATAGAAGAATGTGTTTGACGCGAATCCATAATCATCTTCCGCCGTAATTTGACGATATGGAATAGATGCCGCTGAATTTGTAGTAGGCGATCCATTAGCAAGAAGACCAGGAACGACTACAATTCTTGAACTTCTGCCAGTATGTGCTGCGTCTGATAGTGTAATTCTGTTTCCTGTATTTGAAGCAACAATACCAAAATCGATCTGTGATCTCTTGATAACGCCCTGATGCCGAATTGGTCCGTATAGAAATCCTTTTAATGTAAATCCAAAAGTATATATTATTGCTCGTCTAGTATCAAAATTACCTTCGTAAGTGTCCTCTATTTCTACTGAATTTAGAATAGTAGGAACATCCATAGTTATGTCAATATTATTTGCTGGGAATAATATTACGCTATTTGTCCATTCTGGTGCGAAATATGGCACAATTTGTTCCATAATCTGTGCGCCGTCGTCAGCATTGGATACCATCGCGTACAGATTGATATTAAAATCATATGGAACTGGCGTATATTGATAATATAATTTATTTTTGTCACTATAAACATTTACATTTCTAAGTGTTGATGGAAGATGCCTATTCGCATCGTAAGCAGTAGACGTAATTTCAAATGACAATCTGGGAAGAGATATTGCGACCTGCTGATTTAGATTTGGATCTTGAAGACTTCTGGCCAGCCATTTTTCTTTTGGACCATAAGCAATAGGCACAGCAAGCGATTGAATTACTACGCCAGATTGATTCAAGCGTCTTATCATAATATCATTAAACATATTACCAAATGTGATAATATATCGTCTTATTGTTTGATGATAAAAATTTGATCCAAACATTAGTATCTATCCACTTCGCTAAACGGATTACGCTCACTAAAGTCAATATAAGTAAGACTCTTTTGAGTAATATATTCGTTATTTGCTGCTATGCTAGTTGTTTCAACACGATACTCTTGAAGAATATATCCAGTTCCTTCAACATCGTCTTCTGTAATAAGAGTATCACCATTTTCCATAAGGAATTGATATTGTAATGTGTCTTCGGTATATCTGGATTCTACAGCATCTATAACCGTATTGCCAGTAGCAACCTTTTCTGAACTGAACTCCCAAAGTTCGCAATCCAGATCATATGTATAAAGTTTGCCGTGCTGATAGAAGATCGCTTCGTGTTCTACGAACTTGAT